CGGTGTTCCGATAGTCCTTGCCCTTCTTGGTGATCAGCTTCATCGGCGCGGTGAGACTGAACGCCTGTGGCGCCTGATTGAAGGCGTCGGCATACTGCCCGACAAGCTCCGCAAGCTGCCCGTCGACTTCTGTTCCGTCGGGTGTATCCAAGTGATCCTCCATTTGTGTAAAGCTGAGTGGGGTGTGGGTGTATTGCTGTATCGGGCTCGCGACCGGCTTGGGCTTGCCGTATTTCGGCGGCTTGCCCTGCTTGACTAGCAACTCGTCAACGTAGCCTTCGTGGCCGCCGGGATGACGACCTGCATCCTCGCTGTGATAGCCGGGGATCATCAGGTCCGCCATCGTCGACTTGCCCGCGCGTCGGGGCGCGTTAGTCAGCGGCGTCACCGCCAGCATGGATGAGTTGATCAGCCCATCCCCGATGAGGGATGAATTGATCAGCTTGTCGAGCGCTTTAGAAGCCACGTTCCGTTGCTCCGCTGACCTTCGTGATGCCGCCGCTCTTTTCAGCAGTGATGACCGAGTCAATCCAATCAGACAAGCTGTTGTGCGATATCACCAGCACACTGCCGCGCTCGCGGGCCTTGCGCTCCAGCACCGTCATCAGGCGCTCCAGGCCGGCTTCATCCAGCGCGTGGTCGACCTCGTCGGCGATGTAGAGGTTGATCGGCTTCGCCGCGCGCGTGGCTACCATGTCCTGCAGTGCCATCGATGCCGCGAGCCGGGCCTTGCGCTTTTCACCGCCCGACAGACCGGCAAAGGACTTCGCGCCCTTGTCGTTCGTGACCTCGATGTTGAATTTCTCCTTCAGATCGCCCTTCGCGGTCCTCGCGAGCGTGTTCCAGGTCGCGTGGATGTTGCCGTCAGCCAGCACGCCCAGGTAGTCGCTCGTCTGGTCGTTCAGGATCGGCGTCACGGTGTCGAGAATGTGGGCGCGCACGCCGGCGGGGCCAAAGACCTTCACCGCGACGTCGGCCAGCTCCTTGACCTTGTCGGCCTTGAACAGCCCGTCCTCTGCGTCGGCGACGCGCTTTTCGACCTTCTGGCGCTTCTCGCGCCGGTCTGCCTCGATCTTGACCCAGGGGTTCTCGGCTTCCAGGTGACCCTTTGCCGCCTTCTTCAGGGCGTCGATCTGCGCGGTGAGCGTCGATTGCTGCCGCTTGTATGCGCGCACCGTGTTCAGGGTGCCGTTCGTTGCGGTCATGTCGCGCGCCACTTCTGAGACGTCAGTCATCGACGCTTTGTAAGTCGTGGCGGTCTCTTGCAGCGTTTTGAGTTCTTCCTGCTTCGTGCGAATCCGACCGACGAGCGGCACCAGTTCGGCCTTCGTTTCGCCGATGGCTTTCGCGCGTGCGGCCTTCGCCGCTTCGAGGTCATGCTCGCAATACGCCTTGCCGCACTCGCCGCATGGTTTGCCGATCTGCGAGTCGATCTCGGCCAGTGCCTTCTGCTGGCTCTCAAGCCGCTTCTTGCCTGCGGTGAGCGTTGCCATATCCGACGCAATCTCACGCTCCTTCGCCGAGACCGCGGCGTTGTGGCCGTCGAGGATCTTCTGCTCGCCCTTCTGCGCGTCGAGCTTCGTCTGCAGGCTGCCGATCTTCGCAACGAGGTCAGTCTCGTCGGGTTCGGCGCCAAGCAGCGCGCCCACCTTCGCGAGTTCGGTCTGGATCGGCGGCACCTTCGCAAGCTCCGTCCGTGCCTTATCCTTGCGCTGCGACTCGAATAGCGCCTTCTGTTCTTCGGCCGCCTTCAGCTCGTCCTCCGCCGCCGTCTGAGCGGCTTTGCCATTCGCGAGTTCGCTGGCTGCGAGCGTGCGGGCGCTTTCAGCGTCGAGGGCGCGCTTGCGGGCTTCCGCATAGGCTTCGGAGAGCACTTCGACGCCGGCCGCCTCCTCGATCAGGAGCTTGAGTTGTTTGTCCGTCATTCCAGGTAAGTCCGGCATCTTTTCCTGGCCCGCGTAGACGGCAGCCGTGAACACCTCCTTCGACGAGCCGACGATCTTTTCGACCACCTTCTGCGTTTCCTTGTCGGTGCCTTTCGTGAGGTCCAGATTGCCGGTCGGCAGGATCTGTTTGACGACCAGCGCGTTCTTGATCTCCTTCGACTTGCGCCCGCGCGAGATTTCGAACAGGTCGGCGCCGTCCTCAACCACGACGCTCACATGGCAGTCCTTGCCAGCGGTTTCGTTGATCACGTCATCGCCCGACACGCCGCGCGCGGTCTCGCCGTATAGCGCCCAGAACAGCGCGTCGACGATGGACGACTTGCCCGCTCCGTTACTCTTGGCGGAGGGGTCGTCGTTGTTCACGCCCTGGATGAGGATCAGTCCGCGGCTGTCGAGGTCGAGTTGCGCGGTGCCGATGGTCAGGAAATTCCTGATGTAAAGCGATTTGAAGTCCATTAGTTCACTCCTGTCAGCGCGCGAATTTCCTTTTCCTCAAAGAAAACTGCGCCGGTGTTGTTCGTTTCCAGAGCCGCGCGCATGATTTCCAGGCGCTCCAGCGTGCCCCAACCAGCCTTTGACGGATACACGCCCCAATACAGGTCATCGGCGCTGTCCGGCTTTGCGTCGTCGGCAACGGGCGCGCGTCGCCACCAGGAGCTCCTCTGGCGCTCGCGCCACTCGGCTTCGAACTGAGCATCCTTCGCCGCGCGCCGCTGCATGACCTGGGCGATCCGAGCGTCGATCTGCGCGATCATGGCTGTGCGGTCACTTACTTCGACTCGCATGGCAGCCCTCGCACGTAGCGATATCCGAGCCGGGTGTCCCAATAGGCGAACAGCTTTCCGCACCACAGCTCGAACTGACCCATCGGCTGCGACAGCTTCTCCGCGTCAGTCAGAGCGCTCATACCGCCACCGCCCGCACCGAGTCGAGAATGTCCTGACACACCTTCGCGACTTCAGCCTCGCGTGCATGAGCCAGGGTCTTGACGTAGTCACCCACCGACGCGTCGAGCGTGGCACCCGACTTGATCGCTGTCGCAGAGCCACGCGTCGGTGCCGTGGTGTTCTTCTGAACGTTCAGCACGACGCCCTTTGCGCCCGCTTCCATCAGGAACTCGCGCAGCGCGGCGACTTCTTCCATCTTCGCGGTGTGAATGGCGGCCCGCACATAGTTGCCGTCCACGATCAGCGGCACTTCACTCGGGTCCGTCGCGCCGTCGATCTCCACGAACTCCGGTGCGTGCGACTTCATCCAACGCACGTCCGTGTCCGACACGATCAGGAAGCCCGACTTCGCGCCCACGTCCGACCAGGTCTGCGGTGTGAGCGAGCCGATGCTGTAGACGCCGCCACCGAAGTCCTTGTGGTGGTGGTAGTGGCCGCAGAAGATGCGCCGGAAGCCGAGCGACTGCAGGTAGCCCGCGTCGAGCCCGTGCGGCGGAATGCCCGCGATCACGCCGTCAACCGGTGCATGAAGCATCAGGTCACAGGCACCGCGGTCTGCCGGGTCGATGGACTCGATCTGCTTTTTCAGCCCTTCGATCGACGGATTCCAGGGAATCATCGCGACGTCATCCGACGCAGCCAGCGCGCCGAAGTTGAACTCGTTGACGACCTTGCAGCCGATACCCTCAAGCGCCGTGATCGCGCTGCTGATGCGGTTCGACTCCTTCGATTCGAGATCGTGGTTGCCCGCGAGGATCACGATCTGAACGCCCAGGTCCGTGATAATCGACCGATACATGTCCATCGTCGGATTGAGCACCGACGGCGCGATGGAGCCGCGCACGTGAAACAGGTCGCCCGCGTGATACATGACGTTGCCGCCCGCCTTCTTCACTTCCTGGGCGCAGCGCCACGTTTCGTCCAGAATCATCTGGAGCCGGCTATTGATGCCGCTCGGCAGCGTGGTCGCGAATGCAGACCAACCGTGGTTGTGGGTGTCCGAAATGACGCCATACGGCTTCATGATTCTCTCCTAGTCAAAACTGACTGTTACGACTGTTTGTAAAAAATGTGGTTGCCGCTTGCGTAGACGACCTTCATGCCACGGTCCCAGGCCGGATGCACCGCCGTCGTGTGATAGTAGGTCGCGCCGTGCGTGAAGTCGCTCGCCTTGCCCTTCAACGTCACGTATGCCACCGCCCGCGCCATTCTCCATGCCTTCTCGTCGCGCGGGATCGCCCGGCTCTCGATTTTCCAGCTTGTCTTGCGTCGCTGGACGAGCCGGTTGGTCCACGAGAACTGCTTCGGCGCCATTACCACGTCGCAGACGTTTTTCTGGTCGCCGTCGGCGCGGTTCATGGTCGTCATCGCGACGGCGAGCTGGCCCGGAATGGATTCCGAGCGGGCTTCATGATAAATATTCAACGCGAGACACAGAAAGGCGCTTGCTAGTAGCATCAAAACTCCATCAAATTACTCACATAAGCTATTCTACTATACTAAGTCAGGGCTTACTGTTATCGCAGCTTCATAGCCGACGAAATTCCCTTCACTGATTTGGCCGGATTGTGGCGAAACCGGATCAGCGGCAGCCCTCTTTGCCGCGTGTCGCCCCAATGAGGAAACGAATGAGGGTCGTCAAAGAAATCCTCAACGAGCGTCAGATATAACTTCCACGTCTTGCCTGTCGTTTTGACGCCGATATATTTGATGCCTTTCAGCCTGCATTCTTCGAGCGTCGCCACGTCGATGCACCACGCGTTCATCTTGTGGTAAATCTCACGGGACTTGCGTGAAGCGATGTAGCATGCCCGCCCACTGTCGAGGTAGTGCCAGAACCCGTAGAACTTGCCATTGCGTGTATGCCGGTAAACTGCCATCAGAAGGCACCCCAGTTGTCGGCACCGTAGCGCTCCTCGATGACCATCTGGTCGAGCACCTCATCAAGGTCGCCCAGTCTGCGCTCCTCGCGCCGCTGAGCCTTCAGTGCCTTTCTGAGTGCCTTGCCCGTCAGCCCGGCCAGCTCAGGCGGAGCCTTTATCTTGTCGTCACGGATCACCTGTTGCACCGGGCCGGACGGCGAATAGCCGGTGTCCCACCAGTCCGTCGACGGCGCCTTGATTGCAGCTTCGCGTTGCCCGCTCAGTCGGTCCCAGCGCTCGCGCTCGCGTGAATAGTCGTTTCGCATCAGAATTCACCCCAGCCTGTGTCGTTGTAGCGTGCCGCGCGCTGCTCTTGCTCTAGCTCGCGCGCACGTTTTTCGGCACGCTTCTCTGCGGTGTATTCGTCCGGCAGCAGGTAGGCGTAGCGCTCAAGCTCGGGGCGGTCGATGATCTTGTCCAGAATCGCCGTCATCAGCGGCGTCGAGAAGTTCACCCGCACCGGGCGGTCGGGGTGGTCGGCGACTTCCTTGTCGAGCAGCCACACGAGGTAGCCCGGCTGTTTGTCGAGCAGATAGGAGACGTCCATCCCTGTGTGCTTGCCAAAGGTCAGGATGGTGTCCATGTCGAGGTTGAAGGTGCGCACGTTCAAAACGCACCCCACTCGTCGCCGTAGCCGGCGAATGCGACGCTCTGCGCTTGCGCCATGACCGCTTCAGTGGCGACCGCGGCTTGCTCGATATGGACGGCGACCTCGCGCTTCATCGCAGCGAAGTCAGGTGGGTTCTTCGTCCAGTTGCGGTATCTCCCGCTGCCGTCCTTCTTCACCCACCTGTCCAGCGCATCATTAACGTCCTGATCGAAGAACGCCTGACGTTTTGATTTCAGGGTCTCGTCGCGCAGCCAGCAAAGGTAGCCAGGCTCGATCGTAACGAGCCGGCCGATCTCCTGACCTTTATGCTTGCCGAAATTCAGCTTGTCGCTGCGGCTATTTCCCTCACTCACTCGAGCCTCCGCAAAAATATCACCGTCGTTTTCTTGGTTGGGACGGCAATGTGTGGTCCGTTGATCTTTTGCAGCAGCGCATACAGGCGCTCAGCGTTCTGTCCATCCGGCGCATCCAGCTCCGTATGGTTCGACGCGGCGTGCAGCGCGCACATTTCGGCGAGTCGGCCCACTTCGACCTTCTCGACAACTGCTTTGCCAAACACCTCGCGTGCCTTAGAGTCCATGAGGAACACTTCTTCCCCCTGGATCAGGTGCTTGGCGTAGAAGCCGCCAATGCGAAACGTGTTGAATTGCCCTTCTGTGCCGACGATCGGCGGGATGAAATCAATAACGCGCGTGCCCATCTGAACCCCCAACTTTGATTGACGTGAGTCAATCTTAGTCAGGGGCCAGAAAGGGACGTCAGGCAGCAGCCGCTACGGGTGCAATGGGCGTTTCGAACTCGGTTTCGATCGCCGTCGACGGCAGGAACTTGAGCAGTTCAGCGCGGGTGCCTTCCGCATTAATCTTCGCCGCGAGCACCTTCGGCTGATACTTCTTGCCGTCGATCCACGTCACCCACGACTTGTCGCCCGTGATCAGCTTGTTCTCGATCAGGAACTCCAGCGTGCTGTAGGCCGGGTCGAAGCGCGCCACGTCGTTCTCGTCAAACATCATGCGCAGCGCTGCCTTCTTGAACGGCTTCGTGAGCTTGGACTTGACCACGTGGATCTTCACGTTCTGGCCGATGAACTCCTTGCCGCCCTTTACTTCCGCCATGATCTTCTCGCGGGCGAGGGACAGACGCGCCGTCGCGTAGAACTCCATCGCGGAGCCGCCCGGCGTCGTCGTCGGGTCGCCAAACATCACGCCGATCTTGGTGCGGATCTGGTTCAGGTAGACCAGGGTCGCGGTGGTGTCTTCCGCGTGCTGCGCCATGACCTTCAGCGTGGTCGACGTCACGCGCGAGAGCGCCGACGTGTCGTTCATGGTCAGTTCGTCAATGCCGCGTTCCTTGCCCTTGCTGTCGACCAGCATCGACTTGGGGATCGCGGAGGCGATCGAGTCGGAGATCACGAGGATCGGCGCATCTTCGGGAATGGCGCCCGACGAGCGGATTGCGTGAATCGCCTTCGCCGCAATCGTGTTGCCTTCTTCCCAGGTGCGCGGCTTCACGTAGATCCAGAACGGGCGATCCGTCTTGAGCCCGAACTGCTGGGCCAGGCCCACGTCGAAGGAGCGCTCATAGTCAACGAAGATGGCACAGCCGCCCATACGCTGGGCCTGCACCATCCATTCGGTCGCCATTGCGGTCTTGCCCGACGAGGAACCGCCGAACACTTCGACCATCCGGCCGTAGGGCAGACCGCCGTCATAGCGGCCCGAGATCGCGTGGTTCAGCGGCGGGTAGCCGGTGTCGATGAACTGGGTCACCGATTGTTCGGCATGGTTTTCGCCAATTGCCTTGTCGAGTGCGTCACACAGATCGGCAATGCTCATGATGTTTTTCCTTGAGGTAGTCAGTTTTGACTGATGCTATGCGTATTGAAACACAGCGCGAAAGGGTTTGAAACGGTGTCCGCTGTTATGCCCGGAACGGTGCAGTCCACGCGCGAAGGTCGCGCAGGATGCTGAAAAAGGACAGCTCCTCGCAGACTTCTGCAAACTTCGCCTCGTCGAACTTGCCGACGATGACCCGCATGTCCTCGCGCTGCGGCTTCTCCACCTTCAGGAGCTGCATCAGCTTGAGATTGCGGGCGAAAATCTTGCGACCTTCAGGCGATGCGAGGTTCTTGTGATACTTGTATTTCGGCACGAACTCGCCACTGTCGACGCGCTTCCAGAAGTTGCGCACCGAGCCGAACTCGGCGATGAACTCGGGCGCGCGGCCGTCACCGATCCCGCCCACGCCGCTGATCACGTCTGACGTGTCACCCACGAGGCATTTGCCCTCGAGGAACGCATACGGGGTCGGGTAGCCGGTCCTGTCCATCAGGTTCGCGAGCGTGAAGCGCTTGTCGTC